GAACATTGTTCAATACAGGTGCATTTGGAACTACTTGGGATAAGTACCAAGGAAATTGTCTATCTACTAATAGACGTTGAAGGTTATTGAAATCTTGAGGACTTAAAAAATCCTCGATCACATCAAGTTGCATAATAAAATTTAATTAAATTAAGAAGGTTTATTTGGCCAAGTTACGTTTTCTAATCTTCCAGTTACTGTGTTAATACTTGCTGAAGGAGAATTAGCAGGTAAATCTCTTAATGCTTGACGATATGTTTTCCATGCGTCACTCATTGTTACATCAGAATTCGCCATCCAATCACATTGCTCAAGAAGTTTGTTTCTTCTATCTCTAAGTTTCATCATTGGCCACTCAGTTACTTTGAGTGCATTAAAAGTATTCTGTTGGTCAGTAGTAAGAGTGGGTTGAAGAATATTTCCAGTTGCCACTTCAACAACAAAATCATTAATACCCATTTTCCTGAGTAAATCTCCAGAAGGGGGTACTGGTGCGTTGTAATTATTAGTATCTGAAGGTGTAATGTCTGCCATTGTTTTAATAAATTAATTTTTGCCTAAACGGAAAATACCAACATTGAGGAATCCTCTCATTCCACCACTGTCATTGTCTCCCTCTCCCCAATAAGAGTTACATCTTACTGAGATTTCTTGGTTACTTGAGTTAGTTTTATTCCAGAACCAAGCGTGTGAACCAGCAATACGATATGTTCTAATTCCACCCTCTTGTCCTCTCATTTGAGAACCTAATTGTGAACCAGCAACATAGCATCTTACTGCCCAAGCGTCCCAGTCATTGTTTGGATAGTTACCATTTTGGTCTGAAGGAGAATAACCTGCATTAATAATATATGCACCAGGATCACTCGTGTTGACACTAACAGAGTTTTGGGTGTTATTTCCTGAGGAACTAACGTCCAAATTGTTACTATACATTTGGGTTTGATTTTCCCTAGGTCCGATAAATGCCATTGTTAATTAACCTCCGTAAGATTAAACTTATACTTCTTACCGCTTCTATTATTTATCAAGAAAAGGTCATTTTCTCCCTCTTGAATAGTGTAAGAACCCCAACTCCCATCTATACTATTGCTTGAACCTTCGTTACTTAGGTTAAGGTCATTGGTATATACGTCTCTCCAACGATTACTGTTAGTTCCCAAATCATAGGAGTTGTTATTGTTTGGGTAGAGTGCTGAAGTTGATAGAATTGCTTGAACACTTCCGTTAATTAATCTATCTTGCTCTAAGTTTGCGAATACGTCAGTACCGCTATTATCTAAGTAGCTACCAGTAACTTGCAAGTTCCCTGTCACAAGAGCTCCTTGTGAGAAATTAGGACCCGAAGTGCCTGCTCTATTAGTAATTGTATCGCATTTAAGTTGTGACATTTTACAAGTTTTTCCTTATGAATTTATTTATAAAAGATTATACGATAGTCCAGAATCCATCAGACTCTAGAGTCACTGTATAACCATTACCAATTTCGATAGTCGGACCTGCCGACATACCTTGACGAAATTCGTCTCCTTGAGAAGAACCAATCGAACAATTTTCTGTAACGATACGATCATTAGTTCTGATAATAGAATCGTTACCAACATTCGGACCTCCACCACCAACAGATGTCCAACCAGGATTTCCTTGACCATCTGAATCCGCTTTGTAAACTTCCGCAGAGTCTAGTTCTGTATTGAATCTCAAAGTTCCTAACGAAACACCAGTAGGTCTTTGAGAAGTATTACCTGCTGGTAATCTAAAGACACTATTGGTATTTAAGAAACTTAGTGTAGTGATAATTGCTTGTGTGGAATCAGCAATCTGATTTCCACTAATTCTTTTTACTGCCATATCAGAAAGTGATCCTCCGTTCTATTTAGATAGGTAATTCAAGAATGTGAACAGTATCAGACGCTAAAGGTGCATCGCCAGATGCGAACACCACGTTAGCACCATTAGTGTCAACAGTATAATTTGTTCCACCAATTTGTGTAACACCATTTAAACATACGATAACTGAGTTAGCAGTATGCTTAATGTTTGGATTAGAGTAAGTAGTAAGAGCAAAGGTTAATGTTGCACCATCACCTGTGTATGTGCGAGTGATGTATTTGGCAGCAGAGTTACCACCATTACCTGTCACCACCAAATCACCATCAATTCTTACATCACCTTGTAGATTTACTCTATAATCATTGTTAACAGCAGTACCAATACCGATAATTGTGCTACTGTTGTAAGAACTAATATTGATTTCACCAGTATCTGTGAGACCAAACTCTTTCCATACTCCATTGTAGTATATCCAACCAAGCGACTTGCCAGGTGACCAGTTAATATTATAAACAAGGTCGCCATCAGCAGGTGTGTCGTATCCTGTGATATTGGCAAAACTAGGAAGTCCGTTTGCATCTTCGGGTGCTAGTAAGGTTTGTTTAATTACAGTACCATCTTGGTTATTGTATGTTAATTTCTTCGCAATGATATTATCTGTTGAAGAAATCTGTCCTTGAAATGTAACAGGACCTGCAAAGATTGATTCTAATTGGTTTGATGCTCCACCAATTACAGTCAATTTATCAGTCAATACTAATTCAGAGAAGGTTTCAATAGTTGTGTTCTCTTCTCCAATAACATTTAACTGTGCAATATCTTCATTAGTAATCTGACCTGTAACAGGGTTAATAACTTGGTTACCAATAAATAGGTCTCCATTTGAGTTCAATCCTGAGTAGAAAGAAACTCCTCCTTCTTCTTTGATTGACTGTGAGAATCTAATCTGGTTTTGTGATAAAGTTTCTACCTGAGTTTGAGGGAAAGCAGTTGAGTAGTTACCTGGACCGAAACCAAGATATTCAAACGTATGG